AAAAAATCATACCACAATTTGACGGCGAATGCAAGTGTATTTTCGCCGATTCCGGTGAAACGTGCAGTTTATTATTATGTGCGAAAGAGCTAATAAGCTCCGACGCACTTATTTTTTTACGCAGAAACGGAGGCGAGGCTATGAAATACGAGTGCTTAAAGCTCGAGGAGCGGCGGATTATCGAGGAAATGTACGCAAAGGGCGCAAAGCCGGGCGAGATTGCCGAGCGTGTCGGCAAGTGCCAAGCGACCATATACCGCGAGCTCGAGCGAGGCAAGACCGGGGAAATGGACTCCCGCTTTCGTCAAGGGTATAGCGCGGCGGTAGCGGAGGCTCGAGTAAATCGGTCGTACCGAAATAGAGGCCGTCGGAAAGCGGCACAGTAAAAAAGGAGGTTACTCATACCATGAACGGAAAGACACTAACGGCGGAACAGTGCTCCAAACTCTCCCTTTATATCCTTATGACGACCAAGACCCGCGAGGGCGAGGCGGAGGCATGGGAGAAGCTCGCAGAGGAAAAGAAAGAGGACGGCTCCCCGAAATATATCCACGCCGCCGACAACGCGCAGTTTTGGAGAGAACTCGACGCAGACCTCCGCAAAATACTTCGGGATTTGGAGGGGTAACTTTGAAAGTCTATGCGTCGATTTCCGGCGGTAAAGACTCTCTCGCGGCTCTCATAACGCACATGGAGCGCGGCGGTCAATGCGACGGCGCTATTTATTGCCGGATAATGTTCGACGACGAGACGAGCGCGGAAGTGCCGGAACATGAGGAATGGTTACATAGCAAATGTTTTCCGCTCCTCGAGCGGGAGTATGGGATTAAGACGCAAATCGTCCAAGGGAAATACACCTATACGGATTGCTTTTATAAGCAGTACGAAAAGGGCGGCAAGGTCGGCAAAATATGGGGATTTCCATTTTTGCGCGGCGCATGGTGCAATACCCGATTAAAAGTGAGGCCGATACAAGCGCACATAAAGACTCTCGGAGAGTTTACCGAAATCGTCGGAATTGCCGCAGACGAAACAAAACGTATCGAGAGAAAAACGGTCGCCGGGAAAATCCTCCCTCTCGTAGAGTGCGGCATAACAGAAGCGCAAGCGTTCGACGTTTGCCGGTCGCGCGGGCTCCTCTCTCCCGGATACAACGGAGGCCGGGAGCGGCTCGGGTGCTGGTTTTGCCATAACCAGCGCGTCGGAGAATTAAAACGCCTCTATTACGATTACCCGGAATTGTGGGACAAGCTGGCAAAGCTCGACCGCGACAGCCCGGTAACGTTCAAGCCCGGGAAAACACTCGCGGACTTTGGTCGGCGCTTTTCGCTTGAGGGGATGCAAGAAAAATTATTTTAGGAGGTTACTCATACCGTGAACAATTTTCAGAGGATAACGGCAAGCCGGGAGGCGCTCGCGGCGTTCCTCGGCACTATCCCGGCGATTGAAACGCCGTGGGACGATGCTTTTCACCGGATTTATTGCTCCTCGTGCTCGGCGGCGGATTGCGACGACTGCCGCCGACCGGAGCGGGATAGCCCGCTATGGTGGCTCGGCCTCCCGGCGGCGGAGGCAGAGAAATGAACGCCGATTTTTCCCATACTTGCGAGGGGTGCGAGCACGTTGTTACGGAGCCGTGGGCGAAAGACATTATCTCCTATCGGTGCTTTGCTCCCGGCAGATGCAAGGGGCGTGTCGTCGGCGTGAAACGCTTTGACCCGTATATCCCGGCATGGTGTCCAAAACTGGAAAGGAGCCGCGAGAATGGATAAAACGGCATTATTGAAGAAAGTCCGCGTACTTGCCGAGCACGGAGTCGGCGGCGAGGCCGAGAACGCCGAAAAGCTCCTTGCTCGCATGATGAAGAAATACGGCATTTCGGAGGAGGAGCTCGACGAGGAGACTCGCGTCCGCCACGACTTCACATATCACGGCGGGGAGGAAAAGAAAATCCTCCGGCAAGTGGTCTATAAGGTCACGGGCGGCTACGCCTACGAGCTCGTATATACCGCGAGCGGGCGCAAGGTTAGAACTCAACTCGGCGCGGATTGCACTCCCGCCGAAAAGGTGGAAATTGAGTATCTTTTCGATTTCTATAAAAGGCTTTGGGAGAAAGAAAAGGACGCTTTCCTCGCGGCCTACATTCAAAAGCACCGTATCTTTGCAATACGCGCAGACGTAGAGCCGCAGGAAATCAGCCGCGAGGAGGCTCTCAAAATGGGGGCTCTCATGCAAGGCATGAGCGACGAAAGTCCGCTCCGAGCTATCGAGGCGGGGAAATAAAGGAGGAATAACACAATGAGCGAAACGAGTTCGAGAGTTCGGCTTATGGCAAACCTACAAGCCGCCGTCGCGGAGGCCGTCTCCGGCACGATGGAGGAACGCGGGCGCGGCTTCGCCTCTGACCGTGAGGCGTGGGCGGAACTGAAAGAGTGCATCGAGCGCACAAAGCAGATGCACACCGACATTGAGAAAGTCCACAAGGAAATGTGGAGCGCGGTCAAGGACAGGAACGAGGACGCTTTCGCCGCACTATCGCAGGAGTTCGAGCGGAGTTCCCGTATTCTCGCCGAGGAATGGGCGCAAACGTCCGCCCTTGCAAAAATCGCCGTTATCAGCGAGTCGAACGATTAAGGAGGTCGCACAAATGAAAAAGCTCTATTCAAAGAAACTCGGCGGCGAGGCGTTCGCCCTCGACGCGGCACAACTGGACACTCTGAAAAAGGCCGGTTATACCGTACCGAGCCCGGAGGAAGTTATCGCGGACGCGGCGGCGGTCAAAATTGAGCCGCCGGAGGGAAAGCGGGCGTATGTCGTCTTTGATTTCAAGACCGGCGCTTTCAAAGTCCGCACGAGGACGCAGACACTCGCCGAGAGCGAGGTCGGCGGCTTCGTTGGTGAGGTAGTCTCGGCGGCGATTTTATGCGGTTTCGTCGAGCGGGCGGACATGGACAAGCCGAAAGCGGATGCTCCGGCGACTCCGACGACGGCCTCCCCGCTCGTGAATATGCTCCGAGACGCTTTCCTCCGCGCGGCGAACAATAAGACGGCTCCGGCGGCGGACAAGCCAACGGAGGCGGCAGACACGCCGGAGGTCGTAGAATGATTAAGCTCGGCGACCGCATCACGGTAAAGCCCGCGACGTTCGACGTTCCGGGCAAGGACGGCAAGCCGAAAGCAATCCCCGGGACGGTCGTCTACGTTCATCCCGGCGGGCGATATTGCGTCCTCGAGTTTGATGTAGGCAGACGCGAGCCCGTGACTATCCGAGAGAGCTTTCAACTTATCGACGGGAGGGTAGCAGAATGAAGCACGAGCAATCAGCACCGGCGGGATACCGCCCGTGCTTTGCCGGAACGATGAAATTATACCTCGTCCGTCACAAGGAATACGGCGAGCTCACCGTAAACGGCGTGAACAAATACGAGGCAGTACACGCCGCCGCCCGTGCGTGGGGTGTTCGGTGGACGGCAATCGCCCGGGAGTGCGAGTATATCGTACTCGCAGAGGATACGCCGGAGGCCGGTAGGCAATGACAAGGCAGGAGCGGCGGAAACGCCGCAGACAGCGCCGCCGGATGAAAGCCGCCCTCCTCACCTCTCTCCTCTTTGCGTTGGTACTCATAGTGACGCTCCGCATCCGAGAGACAGCGCCGGAGCCGGTCACGGAGCGGACAAGCGCACTTGCGGCGGAACGGCAAACGCTGACATACATAGCACCGGCAAGGCCGGAGGCGGCGGAGGAAACGCCGGAGGAGCTGACGGTAGAGCCGGAGCCCGAGAACAGATACGCGGAGCTCCATTTCAGCGACGAGGACGTTTATATCCTTGCTTGCCTCGTCTACCACGAGGCGCGCGGCGAGAGCTTCGAGGGACAAGTCGCCGTCGTCGAGGTCGTTCTAAACCGTATGCTCTCCGACTATTTCCCGGATACGGTCGAGGAGGTCGTATTTCAGAAATACGGCGACGTATGGCAATTCTCCCCCGCTCCGTACCTCTACTCGGCGGAGCCGGACAAGGAACAATATCTCGCGGTGCATACCGCCATAGAGGAGCGGGAGCACATTCTTTCAGAGGATACGGTCTATTTTTCGACCGCGCCTTATAACGAGAGCGTCGATATGATTATCGGCAATCACTATTTCTGTAAAATCTTTTGAACGGAGGAAAAGACGATGAAACTCATTACCACAAGGAACAAGGAAATCTCTTTCGCGGAACTCAAAAAGGCCATTTCGAGCGGGAACGGCCTCGAGCTTATCCGCCCGGGCGACAAGTTCGCTATCGAGCTCAAGAACGGCGAGCACGTCAACGCCGTTTGCGGCGGATATGTCAACGAGAAGCGCGCCCGCTTCGTCCTCGAGGACTGCCTCGCGGATAAGTGGCGCATGAACGACACGCCGACCAACAAGGGCGGATACCTCAAGAGCGAGGGGAGGCGACACGTCCTCGAGGATGTTCTCCCGCTTTTCCCGGACGAGCTCGCGGAGGCGTTCGAGCCTCGTTTCTTGTCCGAGGAAATCGACGGAGAGCGTCACGAGTACGCGGATACTCTGTGGATACCCTCCGCGACCGACGTTTTCGGCGCGGGCGATTGGTGGAACGAGGAGCCGGACAGCGTTCAACTTGAGATTTTCAAGCGTGAGCGCGACCGCGTGAAAGAGGTAGCCGGGGAAACGTGGATTTGGTGGCTCCGTTCCCCGCGTGCGAGCTACTCCTACTTTTTCGTGCGTGTGAGCACCGGCGGGACAGTCT